TTTTGGAGCCAGTCGAGCTTCAAAACTTCGTTGATCTGGTTGAGATGATGCAGGCGACCAGTTTTATCGCATCGAAAGGCGGCTCACCCACTCAGCCTTTGTTGGCGCTGCAAAAGCTTTTAGACAAAGAAACTCGCGGTTTAGGACGGATAGCTGGTGGCGCTATTAAAGCCGCTATGGAAATACCGCAGCGAATTTTAATTCGAGGCTTTGACGATGCGACAGCGGCAAACATTGCGTTTCAACGTGAGGTTTACGAAGACAAACTTATTGAGGCGCTCATTGATCCAACGGTAGCGGCTGATTTGGCAAAAGGCATCAGCGCGGTCAATCCTACTGTTTACTTCGTTTCTCAAGCAGCTACTCGCGGTGGCGCAGAAGTTTTTGACAACATACTTGAAGACAGGCTGGTGCCAGATGAGATTAACCCAACAACGGGTCAGTTAGAGCGTGGGCCTCAAGGCATAGAGATGATCGAGAGTGCCAAGGAAGTGACTCAACCAGAGCAGCCGTTAGAAGATCCACAGGCTATGCTGCAAGGCTTGTCGGTTCCACAGGTTGGTGGTGACGTATCTGCATTTGAACCCCTCCCACAAGGCCCGTCAGCAGCCCCCGCACTAGGCAAGATAGACCCAGCTATGTCGCCCACCATCCTGCCATCAGACAAGGATAGAGAGTTGGCTATGCGGCTGAGAGGGCCACTAGGCGGGATCGCTTCCCTCGCCTAACAAGGGGAGGTCTGGCTCGGCAGGGCTGGCGATGATCATTGCGCCACTGACGTTCCAGTCGAAGTCGTAACCCATATGGAAGTCGCCCTCAAAGTCGATCATGAGGTTGCGGCTACAAAGCCGTAGTAGCGCGGCCTGTTGATGTAAGGTCATCCTGCTGAACAGGTCTATCACCTCGCCAGCGTCAGCCACAGGTCGGTAAGACTGTGGTATCTGAGTCGGCTTCTTCTTGAATATGTTTTTCAATGGCGATCCCTATTGAACAGCTCTTCGTGTCGGTCTTCGATCATTAGCTGCAACTGACTAATCAACGTGCGGCGCTCTCTAGCGCATATCTCACGCAGCATCTCGTATGTCTCTATGTCGATAGCCAACGACTTTCTGCGTCGATCTACGGCTACTGGTTCTTCGATTTCCATGACAGTTCTCTAATTGATATTGAGCAATTGTATAGGATTGTATATCATTGCACAAATGTATGAAGTCAAAAATTATATGCTGTCCATGCAGTCGCATTGGATGGTGAATCAGCCCCTGTACAAAGCCGTGCAGGAAACAGTGCCAATGATTGCGGACTTTCGCGCTAAGAATGGGCGTGAGAGTTTGCCTAAAACGCCTGCCTCTCAGCTCTGCAAGAAGATATTCCCAGACGTGTACAAGGTGCCTTTGTTCCGCAGGCAGTTCTGCAAGATGTTGGTCGAAGAGATCAAGCAGATGGAGAAGGAGATACCTTTCGAGCCTAACCAAGAAGAGGACGAGCTGAGACAGATTCCAGAGATTGTTCTGCAAGAGCACACGCCTGAACTGTATCGCAATATGTGGTTTGTGGTGCAAAACGTCCTGAACCCTATCTTCAATGTCTTGTACCACAGGGACTGTCGTGACGTAGCCTCGATTCAAATCGCCAACTACAACCCCAAGGACAAGCAGAAGGGTGCATGGCATCACGACGAGAGCGCAGACATCAGTGTGGTGGTGCCGCTAAACACCGACGAGTACAAGGGTGGTGGCACAGAGTTTCACAGTCACGGGGTGCTGAACCCGTTACCCAACGGACACGCCTTGATCTTTCCTTCCTTCACCAACCTGCACCGTGGCCTAGCGGTAGACAGTGGTGACCGTTACCTGTTGGTTTTCTGGCTTTACGACAAGAAAAGGCTAGTCGAAAACTACAATAGTTTGGCTTAACTTGTAAATAGTTGCACTTATTTGTAAATAAATGTGTACAACGACACGGTAATCAGTATAATAGGTGCCATCAACAACGGAGAACGGACATGACCAGCAGCAAAACCATCGACCAAATCATTGCTGAAGTAGCGGCGAATTTAGAATCCGAAAAAGACTTGCTCAAGAAATTTAGCTTCAAGAAAGGGTCTTGGTACACAGGCTATGAAGTCAAGGCAAACGGATATTTTGAAGGCTTGGATTTCTGGATGGTGCGCTTTGAGAAAGCTGGCGCAGGCTGGGTAGCCTTCCCAATATCTGAGCGTCAAGTCACCGAGCCAAAAAGGTTTGAAACACTGCACGAAGCCAAAATCAACATCTTAAAAAATGCAGAGGCCGCGTAAGCGGCCCCACACCCACACTAATTTTCAAGGAAAAAAAATGTCAACAAGAGCAACATACCAAATCAAAAGCGGCTTCAGCACCGCAACCTTCTACATCCATTACGACGGATACCTGTCTGGTGCAGCGTCTTACTTCAAAGACACTCTCGATCTTATGCGTATCAGTGACCGCCCTCTACTAACTTGCTTCTTGTGGGCAAACGAGCGAGCAGAACTGACTGATGGGCACGAAGCTCACGGCGATACTGAATACCGATACGACGTAAAGAAGCGTATTGACGGATGGTTTGTCGCCGCCTACAAGCGAAAGTCTTACGACAGCGATGTTTTCGAGATGGAATGGTCTGGCCCTATTGCTAACTTCGTTAGTCAATATGCAAAACAGGAAGCCGCATAAGCGGCCCCTAAACGCCAACTTTCACCGATTGCAATACTCGGACACTGGAAGTTGGCTACCGCCTAAACCTGCGCCGTAGCTCGACCCTGCAAGCATTCAGGGCTTCGAGCCACTGGTTAGATTGATCTTCCCCAGCATCTGGATACGCAACCATCAAGGTTGCGTAATTCATCAGCAGCTCCTGCACCTCGCTGATCTTTTCCTTGCCCTCCAGCTCAGTCTTGAGTTTGGACAGAAAGCTCACGGTCAACCCTTTTGTCTTTTCTGTTCTGCCATTCGGGCAGCGTACGCAGTGAGCGGCTCACCAAACTTCTTCTCGAACCATTGTTCCCACGTCACCCTGCGGTGTGGCGGGTTGTTTGGCGTGGCGTGGTTTCTGCGCTTCCAGATTGATCGGGCAGCGTGGTACTTGATGTCTTCAGCCCACTGCTTCTCTTGCGCCTGCTCTTCCTCAGTTAAGGTCAGTAAGGCCAAACTCTTTGATCCCCTCTTGGTTGTACGGCAGGTACAGGTCTTGCTCACGGCACTTGATACCGACAGCCATCGCCTGCTCGTTCTGAGCGTCGGCATAGGCTATGGCTTCATCCGATAGGGTGTAGACGCCAAACGGATATGGGTGAGCCTTTTCCTGCGCCAAGAAGTAAAACTTCTCAGTTGGCAGGCCAACGGCTCGACAGCCAGCCAGATAGTACGCAGCCTGCTGATGGTATCGGAACGTATTGATCGCGCTTCTAAATCCTTTGGGTGAAGCGTCACGGCAGGTCTTGAGATCCCAGATGTCAGTGCCAGTGTGCCAGTCGAGCTTGCCCTTGCACGGCTGACCATTCCAGACCCAACACAACGTCAGCTCGACGCGATGCTCTGGCTTTGGAATGAAGTCGGAAACAACCTCACGGCGCTCCATGCAGATGTCGTACATGTCCTGTTTGCAGGCAGTGCGATCACCCAAGTCTTCCAGCCATTCAGCATATTCAGACTTGCCAACCTTGGTGCGCTTATCAACCGCTGGCTCGATGGCGAACTCGTCAAAGAACTTGTGGTGCTCCAAGAACACGGTGTGCTGCACCCTGCCTTCGAGCAAAGCGGGGGAGTTGTTGAACACTTGGTTTTTCCAAGTGTATGGGCACTTAGCTATCGAGCTGAGATCGTGAGATCGCCACGCAGGGATCGAATCGTATGTGGGGTAGTCGAGGTCTTCGTAGATACCTACTTTGAAATCCATCTGTTTTCCTTATCAAGTGATGATGACCGTCAGGACAAGCGAAAGCAGATTGATCGCTACAACAATGCCAACGCCAATGAATATGGCTACTTTTACGCTGTCTTTGTCCACGCCAGTCTCCGAATAGCCCCAGCCTTCGGGCACACGGACTGGGGAACGTGCAGGAAAGAGTATGTTAGCTCTTGCCCTAAAAAACCCCGCCTTCGGCTCAGTGGACGGGGACACTGTTGGAGGGTCGTGATGGAACCCTTAGCCAAGACCAAATCCTATCAGCAAACCGACACTAAATGCCCCTATCACGGCATACGAGGTGAAGGTTGGCAATCTGGCCGAATCGACCAATCTGCGGGGGATCATTTCGACTCCAAGCGTTTTATTTCAGCGTCGATGTAAAACTTGATCTTCTTCGCGTCACGCAGCTCATCAGAGTGTGATGACTCGCCATAGCGATACGCCGCTCTGAATATCTCACCAACCTGTGAGTTCATGTTTTTATGCGAGATCAGGTCTTGCAGCTCTTTGGCACCTGCTGGCAGCTCGTAATAGGAAGCGGTGCTGCCGTCGGAAACAGACTTGGCGACTGCAACCTTCGGCTTAGCTACCCAACTCTTGTTTTTCAGCTTCCAGATCCGCAACTGCTTTCCCGCATAGCTTTCGCTGACTGAGCACTCAACCGCCAAGACTTCTGGCTTGGTGAAGCCGTGCTCATCCAGATACTCTCTAACTAACGCGCCCTTGACCGCCTTGCGGTTGTGTCTTCGTTTCGTCATCCCTGACCCCCTTAGAATGGTATATCGTCTTCAAATTCATCTTCGACTACTGGTGTTTCCGCCTTTGGCTCTTCCGCAACTGGCTCTGGCTTGTTACCGCCTTTGGCCATTGCTGCTTGCAGCTCGAAGCATGGATCGATCTTGTCTTTACCCGGTTCGTCGCACCCACCAATCTGCCACTGCATGAAGCGGGGTAGCTCCTCGAAGATGTCGCAGGCTTTCTTGCTGGCTTCATCAGACTCGCCAGTGAATTCCTTGCAGTAGTCCTCAAGGTCGAAAATGGTCTGGTCGTTCACGGTAGCGGCTTTCTTTGCACCGCCGTCCGCGCAGAACACGCCTACCACTTTGGCGTTACCGCCACTGGTTAAGCCGACATCAACCTTGCAGGTTGTGCCCAAGATTTTGGTGAGGTCAAAAGACTTCAGCTCTTCTTCAGTGAACGATTTGTTGCGCCATGCCTGCAAGTGCTGACGTAGCTTGGCCCGTTCATTCAGGGACAGCGTGTATTGGCAGTTGATCGACATAGGTCTGTCATCTGCCATACGCAGCTCTGGCAGTTCCCAGAAGATAAATACGTTGTGACGCTTATTCACTTCGCCTTGGTATTCGTTCATTGTGGTGCCAGCGTCAACCAACTTGTAGCAAATTGCGTTGTGGGTTCCAGTTGGGACTTGCTCAAAGTCTCCACCGCCACCACCTGATGCTATGATTCCCATCGCGTTTTCCTTGTGTAATTGCAAAAAGGTGTACTATTATGCACATCTTGGAAAACGTGATGCAAGGAAAAAATACATGGGATTGAAAATAACCGATGGTAACAGCAAGGATTTCACTAGGCCGCTGAGCGGTGATATCCGCGCTGACTTCGAGGGATTCCTCGCGGCAAACGGGATGACGGTTGACCCGAAGAAGGGTTTGGTAGTTGGCGGAGACATTGGCAGAGCCTATATGGAGGTCGGCGGTAGGCAGAAGCTGGTCGGTTGGTATCAGGTCTGGCTCGATCAAGAGGTGCCGTTTGGCCGCTGTGGTGACCGCACGGTGAGCAATGACGAGCCGATAGCGTCATGGAAACCTGAGAACGCATCCAGCCACAAGATGACCGATGAGCAGCGGGAGCAGATTCGACTGCTGAGTGAGCAGGCAGCGAAAGACAGGGAAGAGCGGCAGGCTCAGGCAGCAAAGCGAGCGAGGGAGCTGTGGGACAGTTACTCAGAAGCCACGGATGACAATCCATATCTGAAGCGCAAGGGCGTGACCAACCACGGTTTACGGCAGGATGGCGACAGATTGGTCATACCCGTGCTCGACGCCAAGCTCAAGGTCGCTGGACTCCAGTACATTGATGACACTGGCGGCAAGAAGTTTTTGCAGGGCACGAAGAAGAAAGGTTCTTTCTTTGTCATCGACCCCGAATCAATGCGTCAGGCGCACACCATCAACTACGTCGAAGGTTATGCGACTGGGGCCAGTTACTTTGCCGATTTAAGTCAGCCAGTCGTGGTTTGTTTCGATGCCTTCAACCTGTCTCCAGTCGCTGAGACGATCAGCGGCTACTTTCCACAGGCTAAGCACGTCTTTATCGCAGACTTCGATGACTCAAAGACAGGTGAGCAGGAAGCGATCAAGGCCGCGCAGGTAGTGCAGCGTATCGGCGCTCAGGCCGAGGTGCTGATGCCGCAGAGCAAAGGCGACTACAACGACCACGCCATCGAGGGTGAGTTGATGCCTGAGCTGAACAGCGTGGAGGTGCCAGTCGAATACGACTGGAACAAAACGGAGAAGGGACGGCTGCTGAACACCAAAGACAATGTGCGCGGTGTTCTGACGGTGAACCAGATCGATGTGCGCTACAACGTCATCAAAAAGAACATGGAAACGATCATACCGCACACCCAGTTCATCGCTGATATGAAGGATGAGAGTGCGCTGATTGAGATCGAGGATCGCTGTATACAGATCGGTGTGCCACACCAAAAGGTGCGTGATTACTTGAAGCTGTTGGCGCGGGAGTACAACCCAGTCAAAGAGTGGATGGAAAGTAGGCCGTGGGATAAGCGCAGCAGGCTTGCAGACTTCTTGGCAACCATTACCAGCAGCAACGAGCCGCTGAAAGAGATGCTGATGACGAAGTGGCTGGTTTCCTGCGTAGCAGCGGTGTGTGAGCCGAATGGCGTGGCGTTGGAAGGCATACTGGTGTTTCAAGGGGCGCAGGGACTGGGCAAGACGTTGTGGTTCAAGCGGCTGGCCGACTACGACAAGGGTTGGCTGTTGGAAGGTGCGACATTGAACCCTAGTGACAAGGACAGCGTGAAGCAGGCGGTGAGCCATTGGATTGTGGAGCTTGGTGAGATCGAGAGCACGTTCAAGAAGAGCGACATCGATCAGCTCAAGGCGTTTGTCACGAAGAAGAGCGACGAGCTGCGCCTACCTTATGACCGCGCCAGCACAACCTACCAACGCCGCACAGCGTTCTACGCCTCCGTCAACGCCCGTGAGTTTTTGACCGATACCAGCGGCAACCGACGCTTCTGGGTGGTTCCCGTCACGGCGATCAACGCAAACCACGGGATCGACATGCAGCAGCTCTGGGCCGAGGTCAAAGAGACGCTCTACCCAAACACCGACTGGTACCTAAACCACGAGCAACGAGAGATGCTGCAAGACTCCAACGAATACTATCGCACCCAGTCTAGCGTCGAGGATTTGATCCTTGAGCACGTCCATTTCCAGAGCACACAGACCAAGCCAGTGCAGATGACAAAGCTGCTGAGAGACCTTGGAATCAGTCAGCCGAGGATGCCAGATATCAAAGATGCGAGCAGGGTACTCTCGGCCCACGGGCTAGAACCGCGCAAAAGTAACGGCAAGAAAGTGTACGACTTGGACTATACGAAGGTCGAAGTTGGCAACGCAGATAAGTTTAGTGGCGCGTGGTCGAAGGATTTCTAAGGGTACCCTGAGAGGTGCCCTGTGGGTGGTTGTTGTAAGTTATTGATTTGTATGTAGTTATTAACAGGGTAGGGTAGGGTACTACTATTTAATAATAATAATAATAATAGTATATAGCCTATATACAGTAAGAAACACGGGTATAAGTTTTTGAAAAAGTTTGAGGCGCTGTACCCTGACCCTAGTACCCTGTTCGGCAGAGGAGCGGGATGTGGAACGATTCGAGTATGACGATGACGCGAGTGATGAGCAGAACTTTATAGCGTGGTCACTGATGAATGCCGATGAACGCGACGGCGTAGGGCAAGCGCCTCTTCCGCAGGAAGAGGCGCGGGGGTTGTTTAACGAACTGAAGGAAAGTGGATGGCTGATGAGAAGCCGAGAAGAGGCAGACCAAGGAAAGAGCGAAAGCAACTGGTAGAGACGCCACAAGCTTTCGTTGCGGATGACGAGGCAGGCATCACAGACATGCAAGCGGCTTTCGTGTGGCACTACACGGAAGGCGCGTGTGGGCAGACAGAAGCTGCGCGGAGAGCGGGGTTCTCGTTTCCTGCGAGCGCAGCGACCAAGATGCTCAACGGCAACGACTTCCCGAAGGTTACGCGAGCGGTTCGGGTGAAGCAGGATGAGCTGCGAGAGAAGTACGCGATCACGCCACAGAAGACTGGCTCGATGCTATGGAACATAGCCGAGACTGCATTCGAGAGCGGAGCGTACAACGCAGCGGTGAGTGCAGTGAAGGAGCTGAACCAGCTCGCTGGCCTGACGATCCACCGCAGCCAGAACCTGAACATCAACGCTGACTTGCAGAAGATGACGAAGGAAGACATCAAAAGCAGGCTGAACGAGCTGCTCGGTGTAGAGTCAGAGATTAATGATAAAGATATGTGATGATGGAAAAGAAAATTCTTGATGCCTGCTGCGGTGGGCGAATGATGTGGTTCGACAAGACAGATGACCGCTGCCTTTTTGCTGATTGCAGAGAAGGCACTTTGGATGTCAGTCATTGCACAGTGAATCCCGGCAAGAAAGAAGTTAAGCCGGATCAATTGCACGATTTCCGTGATATGCCATACGAAGACGAATCGTTTCATCACGTCGTTTTTGATCCGCCACACGTTCGCAATTTGTCTATGAAGTCGGTGACTGGCTTTAGTTACGGCTCTTTAGACAAAGAGACTTGGCAAGATGATTTACGGCTGGGGTTTTCTGAATGCTTCCGAGTTCTTTGTCATGGCGGCACGTTGATATTCAAATGGAACGAGGTTGATATTCCTTTGCGAGAGATTCTGGCTTTGACAACAGAAAAGCCTTTGTACGGGCATAGGTCTGGCAAAAAAGCCCAGACGCATTGGGTTGCCTTCTTAAAAGGCAGTGTGAGCGACTAACCTCGTCGGTTTTACGCATTGGCGGAATGAACATCGTTCTGGCCCCGCCTCCCGCCCAGCCCCTCAAAATCTCGGAAAAATGCCGATATTATGTTAAATTGGGGGAAATCCTAATAAAATCAATGCGTTACGCGCCGCGAAAGCGGCGCTCTGGTTGCGCCAAGACTGCGTGGCTCTGAGCAGGGCCGATACGGGCTAGGTCATCACCCACCCTCGACTGGTTTATCGCGCACCTGACGGCTCACAGCGCCGCATCAGGCGATCCCGTGCGCGGCAGTAGGAACCCTATAGGGTCGGAAAAAGCCTGAGAGATCGATCTGTGGCGCGACCCCCGTACACCCCTATATGGCGAGCGCGGCGAGCGCGATAGCTATAGCAAGGTTTGGCGCACTCAGTATCCAAAAATTTGTATGGGGAAAGGTAGGTACCCTGCCCATCCGATTTTTGCGGGATGATCAAAAATCAAGGGGTGGATGAGCAGGGTTTGATCCGAAGATCAGGGCAAAGGTAACCCCCCAAAAATTTTATTTCTATTTTTTTTTCGCATAAACTCGCCCGATGGCAGATTCAAGAAACAAGGGTGCGACATTCGAGCGCGACATCGTGAAGCGCATCAATGCGTTTGCCGATCAACATGCCCTTGGCTTCACCTGCAAGCGTAACCTCGACCAGTATCAAACCGCTGACCTTTGCGACATCCAGATCCCGCGCCACTCGATTGAGTGCAAGGCGTATAAGTCTGGCTGGTGGTATGCACCCGCGTGGTGGGATCAGGTCTGCGCGGCTTGTGGCGACAACACGCCCATTTTGATATACAAGTTCAACAACAAAGCGATCAGGGTATGCCTGCCGCTCTACGCGATTAACGAAAACATGGCGCGAGATAACTCTCGGACAGCGGTTATCACTCTCGATGAGTGGTTTGACCTGCTGAAAGAGAGCTTTGACGGCCAACGAGAGGCTGCGTAATGGCAGGCATGGACGATATCGACATATTCGACAACCCATTTCGTGACCCAGTGTACGAAGAGCTTGGTTTTATCTTCGATCCAGACCGAAACCAATACTTTGAAGTGATCGAAGACCCCGAATATGGCGCTATGCGCCGATATTATTCGCCTAGAGACCGCGAACCTGTGCCTGAGTTAAGCGATGCGCGTATGGCTTTCGATGAACAACTTCAACGAGAGGACATGGCGCGGTATTTGTCTCAAATGGGCGCTCTGAAAGGTTTGGTTGGCGGCGTCTCCGATGCAGACATGAGTCGTTTTGGCCGCTTGAAGTCTAAAACGATGAAAAGCAAAAAAATGCGAGACAATAAAAAGCTGAAGGCTATGAAGATGGCTCGCCTCATGAGTGAAATTGGCATAGACACTAACGCTAACAGCGGTGGTGGTGTGGGAAGCTTAGAAATGGACTTGTTCAGGCGCAGCCGATGAGCAGTTTTGACGATATCGACATATTTGGCGCTCCTCCGGTTACTGGCTCGACCCGTGATCGTGATTTAGATCGCCTTGAGCGCATGGTTCGTGGTCGATATATCGATCCGCTTGAGCAAAAAGCCAAAGACATGGTTAAAAATCAGGTTGTGCAGGCTCTGAGTGGCATCGAAGGCTTCACGGGAGCCGCGATAGCTCAAGTTGTTGCGCTTGCAGACTCCCCAGACCCGAATGACAAGCTGGTTTTCAACCAAATCGCGTCTCGTTTGAATTTGCCGATCAATATTCGGCGCATGGGCGACGATTATATGGCTTCAAAGCGGTTTGAGGGTGCCTTGGGCCGTAATTCTAGCGTCGATGTGTCCGCCTATCGGCCAGATGAGGGTGAAACCCAGTACGGTTTGAGTGCTCAGAAGCGTTTTCCTAACCTTTTGGGCAAAAATTCGTCTGCTGGCGTGTCAGCGCGGGTTTCAACGATGGGTGACCCTGAAATTGGGGCCAGATTCGAGAAAAGATTTGCTGACGGCGGTGAAGTTGACATCTTTGAAGCCGAAGCACCGCGCAGGAGTCCAGACGCCTACCGCCGCGACGGTTCTCTCAAGTCTCAAACTGGTTTTTTAGGGCCGATTATCAACAAGCACAGCGGCAAACCGATGACGGAGCTGTCTATTGGCGTTGAGATTGGTGGTCGAGAGGTCGAGATACCCTCTATGGTGCCGACTTTGACCAAAGAAGAGCGTATTTTGCTGCAAAATTTGCGTATTGGCGTTGATCCAATGCCTAAAAGCATTGTTATCAAGGCCAAGCGTCACGCTATGGAGCGAATTAAGGCTGGTTTGAATCCTTTTTTGCCTGCTGAGCCGCAAAATATGAACCTTGGCGGCTCTGTCAGCACGATGATGGGCAGAACGCCTGAGCCTGAGCTTCCCAAGCTTACTCCAGCCCAGCTTGCGAACATCGGAGGGGCTTTTGCAGACCCTCTGGGCATGGTTGACATCACGGGTGAGTACCCTGAGTTCCCCGCAGCGGGTGTTTCTACTGCTGAGATGGTTATGCAGGGGCCAAGATCGCCCAGTTTGATGGAAAATTTGCGCGAAGGAGACTTTGGGGCAGCGGCGCTTCAGAGTGTGGGGGTAATTCCCGTCGTTGGAGGCGCTGCGAGGGCTATTCGAGGCGTTGCAAAGGGTGCAGACCGTCTTGCGAAGGCTCAAAAGGCTGGTTTTGACACCGATACGGTGTATTACCATGCCACGGATAGGTTTGCAGACTCAGAATCTGGGGAATTTGCCCAGTTACGTCCTTCTGTAAGCGGAAAACTAGGGCCGGGTATTTATTTATCGCCTGATGCTAGTTACACGCAGAAATACATCCGTCGATCTTACAGATCAGACACTGAGGAGCCGCCTTTCGGTGAGGGTGCCCGTGTTTTGCCGGTTTTTGTGCGCGGAAAGGTAGGTACTAGAGAAGATTTTGGCGAAGCAGTCGAGAGCATCAAGAAAAACGCATCAGACAAAACAGATTTCAAAACCATCAAGCGTCAAGCCCAAGAAAAAATGGCAGACGATGGCTTTGCTGGGTTCAAGGTGCAGGATGAGCTTGTCATTTTCGACCCCAAAAACATCCGCTCGGTGAACGCTGATTTTGAAGACCTTGATTCGCCTGAATTGTTGAAGGCGGAGGGTGGGGAGATACGCAAGTTTAGCAAGGGCGGCATCCTCGACCTAATCGTCAAAGGTGATTTCGACCCACGGTTTGACCCACGGGCAAAAGAGCAAGATATGCTCCGCAACCTAGAGGCTGAGATCATTGGCAGCAATTACACGCAGCCTATGCCTCGGTTGGCGCTATCAGAGCTTGAAGGCGAAGACTTTGTCACCTCGATGTCTGACAGAACCCGTGCAGGAGGTGATGTTAAAAGCATCAACAGGGTGCAGTTGGTCGATCCGATTCACCTGCCGGGCGGTCAGGACTTTATGTTCAACAACCCCAGCGCGGTTTGGGCGTCTGCAAAAGCTCCTGCCGCCAAAATTTTAGAGTTGGCTAGAGATTTGAGGTCTAAGTCTGGCAAAGACCCGCTGTACATCCCGTGGCGCATGGCTCCGACTGGCGGCGACTTTTCTACAACGACAGGCGAGCTGATGCTCGGCTATGCCGCAGCCAACATGACCAAGGCGACAAAGAAAGCCTTGGACAAGGCTATGAGGTCTTATCGCACCACAGGCAGCATGGTTAAAGGCAAGCGCGTGAACGCTGGGCTAAAAGTTGAAGGTTGGAAAGGCATAGATGACCCCAGCTCGGTAGAAGTCTGGCGCAACACTCCAGACCCAATTCGCAAAGAGCTGATGACCATGATGGACGTTCAGTTCCGCGACAAGGGCGGGTTGTCGATTGGTGCTGCGCGATTGATTAACGCAGACCCTAAGCAGCTTGTAGGTCGAGACGCTGGTATTCAAAACGTAGGCCGCATCTTTGCCGACATCGATATATTCGACTCGGCTCACCCTTCGTACCCGTTTGCAGTGCCCGGCGGTGGTGTTGGTGTCCTTGAAAACGCAAGCGCAGCGACAGTGTTTGATTTATTGCCAAAAGCTAGGTTTGGTGCAGCGAAGAAAAAAGTAAAAGATCCAGCCAACCCTACTGCCCAAGAAATTAGATCCCTTCAAAATCCAGCTAGATCAGGCACGATCACTGAGGAAATCTTGCGCCGCATGGAGGCTCGCGGTGTAGACGTAAACTCTATAGCGGGTCTGACGGGCGGCGCTTTGACGTTCACGTTGCTGTCCGCTGGCTTGGTTACACCGCAAGAGGTTCAGGCTGGTGCCTTGAAAGAATTTGGCAACAGTCTGCGTAAAGCCGATGAGATGGGCCTGAAGACCGATCAAGTCCTATATCACGGCTCTACGTTTGATATCGAGGAGTTTGTCGCAAGGCCAAACAGCAATAGCGACTTTGGTGACGGCACTTACCTGACCATATCTCCGAGTGACGCTTCCCGTAACTACGCAGGCGAAGGGCCAGACCTAACGAGCCGAATCAACTCGCTTTCTGAAAGCATACAAGAAAGCTTGGAAAGTGACTGGGATCTAAACCCAGACTTTTGGGACAAGATAAACGACCCAGAGGTATTTGCTAAACTCGAAAAGCTGGTCGATGAGTTTGAGGAAAATGGTTACCGAGAGGCGCTTGAAGAAGCCGCTAACCTCGCGGCCACATCTATTTTGAAGGGGCCAAACGAGGGCGTGATATACCCTGTCTTCGTAAACAACAAAGACTTTGCTGTCATCGGCGGCAAAAACAGAACGGTTATTGATATTGATAAAACACAATATTACGACGCCGCCGAAGAAGAAATATTCCGAACGGACTTTGATAGCGATGAGGCTTATGAGGACGCTATATTCGAGTACGCTCAAGAACTCGAAAACACCGACTATGAAAGTCCCATTGCAGAACTTTCATACAGTCTTAGAAGTGCAGGGGCTGGTGATGAGGTGGTCGGTCGGGTAATTGACTCAGCTATGGAAAGCGGTCAAATCGATTTGAGCGAGATGAATGATCTCATTCGCGGTTCTTACAACGAGGATTTTGACACTGGCGAATTGTTGAATAACGGCCAGATTGTGCAAAACGTGTTAATCGACCTTGGTTACAAGGGCGTTGTTGATAACACAGTTGGTGAAAGGTTTGCAGGCATGGGTGCAGGCAAAATGCACACCATCGTATTCCCCGGTAACGAAAACCTGATTCGCTCAATAAACGCTAAGTTTGACCCCGCAAAAGCTGACTCGCCCAACATACTCGCAAGCGCACCACCGATATTGGCGCCGATTGGCGGGGCGACATTTCTCGCTGCCACGGCTTTGTCGGCGCAAGAAGCTCAAGCTGGAGGCTTGGGTAGTCTCAAAACAACTATAGACAAAAGTCGTGAACAAAGCCTCAAACAAGCCAAAGAGCAGGGCTATGACCTCGATAACGTCATGTACCACGCCAGCAAGCAAGACATCGATGAGTTTGTGCCGGGTTATGATGACGGTCTTGTTTTCCTGACCCCAAGCAAAGAGTTTGCAAATAACTGGCTTGGAAAAGGCAAGTTTCAAGAAAGGCAAGGCGGCACTGGTGCCATTGAAGGCGTGAGGGCAGAGAAAAAGCAGTTCAATAAAGAAGCAAATGAGATACTGGAATCACTGCCAGAAGATCAACGCAGCCAGTATTACCTAGAGGTTTTGAATCCCAAAAGCCAACAACTACTTCGAGAGGAACGAGAGGCCGACAGCGCCATCTACCCCGTTGTTACTAGGGCTAAAAAGCCATTTGTGCCAAGTAAAGATTTTGGTGTCTTGGAAGAGCTATTTGGCGAAGAGCGTTTCAATGCGCCATTCGGCAGCGGCTTTCCTACATACAAGGATGCCTTAAAAGACGGCAATTACCTTATGTATGAAAACAAAGAGGTAGTAGATTTCTTAAAGACCAAGGGCTATGACTCTATGTTCTTGAAAGAAAGCTCTGGCGCAGATGAGCCGTTCACTACGTTGGCCGTTTTCGAGCCTTCCGATATCCGCTCGGTTAACGCTAAGTTTGACCCTAAAAAGAAAGGTTCCCCCAAGATACTGGCAAGCGCCCCGTTTGCCGCAGGACTAGGCGCGATGGGCGCTATGCAAGAAGCTAGGGCTGCGACATCGCAGGCAGAAGGAGCGCCGTTTGAGGTCGCTTTAGACGCCCTCACAGCCGCAGGAGCGCCGATTGTCGGCGGTTTGGCAGGGTTGGCTGAGTTTACGCAAGGCTTGCCACGCAGGATTGCAGGCGATCTTACTGATGAAGAATCTGCTGCTCGGATCAAGGCGTTGCGTGAAGGCGTGAGTGGTGCGTTGAACTACGACCCCACCAGCGAGATAGGTCGTGAGATCAGCCAGAAGGCGCAAGAAGGCATTGCTGGATTGTTGCAACCGATAGTCGAATCTGCAAAGCCGCAGGTTGAAGACTTATTGGATTACATACGCGCAGATGAGCAGCGATATACACCGCTTGGCGCGTTATATCGAGGCGGCAAGTACGTTTACGAAGACATCTTCGGTGAGCCAGAGCGAGAGGCGACTAAGAGCGCAATGGACGTGGCTATTTAGCCACCTTCACAAACTCCGCAGTCACCTTCACCTCGACCTCTTCGTCTTGGTGAAGGGCTTCGAGTATCACGTCTTCGATCAGGTCTTCGAGGACATCGAGATCCACCAGCGTCTTCACGCTGACTTCAGCTATTACTGTCATTTTTCGCATTGATGCCTCGTTCTTGTTTCCACAATCGAATGATGTAATCGGCCTCTGGCCCTGCGTCATGGTGCCTGTCGAGCACATGGCGGTAAAGCGTCATGGCTTTGTCGCTATCAGCTTCCAGCATCATGCGGAACGCTGCGGCGTCGAGTGTTTGGAAATACTTATCCACTGATCTCCTCCAGCTCCGCCAGCCACCACGCCAGATCCCCAGCCTTGTATTCCTCGAAGGCTTGTTCGACCAACTCTGGTCTGCCAAGGCGCTCAGCCTCGGCATTGATCGCAGCTCGCTGCATCACCCCACGCTGCCACACCTTGTGGTCATCGCTGTACTGGAAATACCAGTCGTGGTTGCGTAGCAGCTTAATTAGCTTTTCCATCTTGATCCTCCACAAACTTAGCGAGCTTCTGCTCGATACTCGTCCACCGAGCTTTTAGCTCGGCCTCTTCGTCTTTACCGTGGCACTGAAACCAAAAGCAGGTGCCGATCAGCCCGTTGACGCGAGGATCGTCGGAGCTGCTACGCATAAGCGTAGACAGCATCTCGATCTCTTCGTTGGTGAGCTGAAGGTATTGGGTTTTAAGTAAAGTCATTACGCTACCTCCTGAACTGGTTCGATGTAAGGGTTGACCAACGTGCGCCGCAGCTCACGATAGATCGTCTTGAACGCATCGCCATGCGGCTTGTGATAGGTCTTTTTGAGATAACGAGTGAACGGGCCGTACCGCATCTGAATGTGGTGCGCCACCTCGTGAGCTACCAAGCATTTGAGCAGCAGTTCACGGTCATCGCAGTCTTTGATGGTGCCGATCACGGAGTCGCTTTCAAATGACTTGTATTCGTGAAAAGAGGTACAGCTATTTCGGTAATCCTTCAGATCAATAGAAATGCGCTGGGCACCACCGTAGCTGCGTTGGCTTCGATATTTGGTCTCGACTTGTAATCGCTTGAGGGCGTCCGCGTAGGTCAAAGGTTGAACCTTCGGGTATGTGACCCCGATTTGAACCTCGTATTGTTTCTTGCAGATCTCCCGCAGGCACTGCTTGGCAAACTTCACGACCAGCTTGTGCTCGTCGGGTGTCACGTTGTGACCGCGCTTTGATTTGATTTCGGAACTCATCACGTTCTCCGTTGTTGGTTTCCAACAGCCTACCACGCGCCGTGCCCATATGCAAACACCTACACAAAAGAATTTATTCAAATAAAGTGTTGCACATCGACACGGATACCCTTAGACTGCAATTTCACTTACAGGAGAAACGTGATGACCGATAACGTAATTGTGACCCAAGCCGCTAAACGCTTTACCCTAGAGCTTAACAAGTTCGCGCAGCAGCACGATCTACAGCCTGTTGAGGCTATGTTGCTGCCGGGGCTGTTTCGCAAGGCCGCGAAAGTGGTTGACCAAGCAGTTCTTCGCTTTACCGAAAACGCTTTCGAGAATAAAGAGCTGGGCTTCTTTCTTGCAGCGCAGGCTCGCAAGCTTGGCGCGACGGATGAAGCCAAAAAGCTGTACGCAGAATTTTTGCAGGAGGGCGCAGCGTGAGCGCCCAAGCAAAGAAGGTTTTCTACAACCGAGTGCGCCGCACCTGCCTGAAGCACGACATCGACATTGTGTACGATGGGATGCCCAAGGCGGTGTACGGCGTGGAGTTGGTCAAAGACGGTCAGGTGATGTTCGCTGACCGCAGCACCGATAACATGCCGCTCGATATCAACTGGCAGCGGCTGCACGAAGAGATGGCCGACTATGGCTACAAAGGCGGTGTGAAATGAGCGGCAACCCACTCAAGCAAATAAACAACATCTACGGCTACGTCCGCGTATCGACAGATGAGCAGGTCAAGTCTGGCATCTCATTGGAGACGCAGAAGCAGCAGATCAGCGAGTTTGTGCGCGAGAAGTACAACCGTGAGGTTACCGAGTTCTTTGCAGATGAGGGTATCTCTGGCACCCATGCGGTGCTAGATCGACCCGCCAGTCGAGATATGACTGACGTGATTGACCGTCATGACGTGGTGATCTGCACTCGGCTTGACCGATTGAGCCGCTCCAGCTCTGACCTGTTGGGCCTGATTCCTGTGCTGCAAGACATTGGGATCACCCTGTACTTCTGTGAGCAGTTTGGTGAGATGCCGATTGTCTACCCAGACGCAGGCAGATCGAAGGGCTTGGATGCCAAGTTCGATATGAACTCGATGGCCAACCAGATCATGCTGATGGTGTTGTCAGCGGTTGCCGAGATCGAACACGCGACGATCAAGGATCGCTTCGCGGCAGGTAAGCTTGACTGGGCATCTCGCGGCTACGCCATCGGCGGATCAGCTCCGTATGGCTTTAGGCACGAAGAGGTCAAGACGGGCAGCAAGACCCGCAAGAAGCTGGTCGAGGTACCCGAAGAGCAGGTGGTGTTGAAGACGATCTACAAGCTGCACAAACGCGGTCTTGGCCCTCGCAAGATAGCCAAGCAGGTCAACAGTATGCACAACATACCGCCGCTCACGCATTCCAAGGTGCAGCGGATTTTGAACCGAAAATTTCAGGGTGTTCCTGACGCCGCTTAGTCCGTATTATGATGACCTCAACGGAGGTCATTATGACGGCTTTAGACGATATTGAAGAGGCTATCGAGACGATGGAAGCCTCTCTTGCGACAGATTTCATGACGAATGCTGTTCGAGACATCATGCGAACAGCAGTTCAGCGCCTGAAAGACGCTAAATCTAAGTTGGCTGACTGATGTCTCAGGAAGGCTGGGGTCGCGGAACATGGGGTCAAGGCGGCTGGGGTAGCACCCTTTTCCAAAATGTAACGCCTACGGGTCAGCAGGCGACTGCCTCTGTGGGCGCTGTAACGGTAGACCTGCAAAAAAATGTAACCGTCAACGGCGTTGCCATTACCTCTGCTGTTGGCTCGGTCACAGTCCATGAATCCATTCAGTTCACCACGACTGGGCAAGCAATAACCGCAGCCGTTGGCGCTCCGACAGCAATCGCAGGCACAGTTGTTTCGGTCACTGGTCAAGCATTTGACTCTGGCTGGGGCCGAAGCTCATGGGGTCAAGGTGCTTGGAACAGTCTGGTCACCGTTGATGTCCAGATAACGTCCGCCGTTGGCTCGGTTCTAACGGTACAAAGTGGCGCTATCGTAGAGCCTACGGGCCAGTCGATTACTTCAGCCGTTGGCGCTTTGACATTTAACGCTAAGGCCAACGTCACGCTTACGGGCCAGTCGATCACTTCAGCGATTGGTCAAGTCATTCAACAAACCCGCAATTCCGTACCCGTGACGGGCCAGCAGATAAACTCTGGCGTGGGCGGTGTAAGCACGTCGGCTGGCGCGGGTGTTAACCCCGTTGGCGTTTCAATGGTTGCAAGCGTCGGTAATATTCTGGTATGGGGTGAGATAGACACAAACCAAACGCCGTCTTACAATCCAATCAGTACAACACAATCTGCGAACTACTCGGTTATCGGTAGATGAGCCAGTTCGCAGGCATGAAGAAATTAAAGCAGGCCGTGATGCCGCACAACAGGTGATCAAATGGTAACTTACGTCAACGATCTTAGGCTCTCAGAATTGGCTACCGGGGAAGGCTCGGGCACTTGGGGCAATACCACAAATACCAATTTAGAGCTAATTGCAGAGGCTTTTTCCTTTGGGACGGAAGCTATTACGACGAATGCTGATACTCACACTACCACCATTGCTGATGGTTCTACTGATCCGGGCCGCAGTCTCTTCCTCAAATATACTGGCACTCTTGATTCAGCTTGCACCATCACTATAGGGCCGAACACGGTCAGCAAGCTGTGGTTCATTGAGAACGCCACCAGCGGATCACAGAGCATCATCATCAGCCAAGGCTCTGGCGCGAATGTCACAATTCCCACTGGTCAGACCAAAGCAGTCTATTCAGATGGGGCTGGGTCAGGCGCAGCGATAGTTGACGCTCTCGTAGACCTTGATCTCACGGGCACAACAACTGTGGCGGCACTGACTGCCTCTGGAAATGTTCAAGTGGCTGGCGGCTCAACTAATGGTGTTGCTATTTCTCAAGGTGCAATTTCTATAAAAAATGGTGGGGCGCAGTCTTATATAGATTTCTATTGCGAGTCTTCCAACGCGCACTATGCAAGGATACTGGCTCCTGCTCATAGCGCGTTTAGCGGCAACATTACGCTGACACTACCAGCTACTACAGACACGTTAGTTGGCAAGACAACGACTGACACCCTAACCAACAAGACCCTCACTACGCCTACTCTTACAACACCTATAGCAAATGCAGGAATACAGCTAAAAAATGGTGCTACAAGCGCAGGCTTTATAGAGTTTTTTGAGGACAGCGATAACGGCACAAACAAGGTCACGTTGATTGGCCCTGCTTCTACAGCAGATATTACCCTGACACTGCCTAGCTCAGACGGCGACAGTGGGCAGGTGTTAACAACTGACGGTTCTGGAGTGCTATCTTTTGCTACCGTTGGCGGGGCATACAATTCTTGGCTTGTCAAAACCAGCGCATATACTGCTTTGGCGGGAGATCAAATTATTGTGAATAGCTCAAGTGCAGTTACAATTACTTTACCTGCCTCTGCAAGTGCTGGGAACACCGTGACTATTAAGGCCACAGGAGGTGGCACAGTGACCATTGGGCGTAACTCACAGAAGATTAACTCGACAGCATCAGACGGAACCTTAGCAAGCGGAAGTGCTACTCAACTTGTGTTTGTAGACAGTACAATCGGGTTCTTAGAACTCTAGAGGAGATTTAACATGGCAGTTATTTTAGGTGGTCTTAAAGATTACCCTGTAATTTTTTTAAGCAAGTCTCAAACTTTTGTCCCGCCTTTAGATGGCAATGTTTGCATCCATGTTATTGGCGCGGGTGGGAGTGGGTCTGGCGCTAACAGCTCCTCGGTTAATGGTGGTGGTGGAGCAGGGGGGTACTGTAAGAAAAACAGTCTAGCCGTTACTACATCTAGCTCGTTTACTGTTGTTGTTGGGGCAGGTCATAAACCTACTACAACAAATCAAGCGGGGGGTAATGGCGGCAATTCTACTGTTGCCGGTACAGGTCTTTCATCGACTTTGACTGCCAATGGAGGCACAGGGCATCCAAGGACTGATGCAACCTCTACTGCCGCAGGTGGAGCCGCCTCAAATGGAGATGTCAACAACACAGGCGGGGCTGGCGGAAAGTTTAGAGGCGGTGGTGCTGTTGGAATAGGAGGCACAGGCGCTCAAGGTTTCGATGCCGGTGGAAACCCCGGAGATGGCGGTCAATCAATGGGCGGGTCTTGTGATGTTTTGGGGGATCTTTGGCGTAGTTCTTTAGGAGAAATTGCAGGGGGGCTTCCCGGAGTAGGGTGTTATGACAACGATGGATCTATGAGTTTTTTTCAAGCTAATGCTGGGCCTCTGTCTGGTGGAGGAGGTAGCGTCATAGGTGGTCAATATTGTTATCCAGTCGGCGGCGCTGCACTCATTGGAGGCGGTGGGGGCCGTTGTTATTACGGACAAGGAACTTGGGGGCCATTAGGAGGCCGTGGTGGTCAAGGTCTAGTAATTTTTCAGTACATACCATAGGAGATTGAGTATGGCGGTTATTTTAGGCGGTACTAAACAATTTCCTACATTTTTTCTGACCAGTTCTCAGACTTTTGTGCCGCCAAAAGACGGCAATGTAATGATTCATGTTATTGGTGCAGGTGGAAGTGGATCTGCCTCTAACTCCCAAACTACCAATGGTGCCGGAGGAGCAGGTGGATATTGCAGGAAGAATAGTTTAGCTGTCACCACCTCTAGCTCTTTTACGGTTGTTATTGGAGCAGGTCATGTACCTGTCCAAGTAAACCAAGCTGGTGGCAATGGAGGTAACTCTACGGTTGCTGGAACAGGCTTATCAGCCACTTTGACCGCTAATGGCGGTACAGGTCACGATAGAACAAATACAGCAACAGATGCCCCCGGAGGCTCTGCATCCAATGGTGATGTTAATTATACAGGAGGTGCTGGTGGCAAGAGCAGAGGAGGCGGCGCTGTTGGATTAACAGGCACAGGAGAGCAAGGTTTTGAAGCATCGGATGGTAGCTCCGGCATGAGAATGGGTGGTGATTGCGACATTATAGGCGACTTTTGGTCTTGTTCTTTAGGGCAAATTGCCGGAGGTCTTCCGGGTGCTGGCTGCTACGGTGGTGGTAACGCACAGGGTTTCAAGAATGCTGATGCTGCGCCTCTATCTGGTGCAGGAGGCGTTGGCATAAGTTCTGGGTATAACTATCCGACAGGCGGTAATGCGTCTATTGGTGGTGGCGGTGGCGGTGCTTACTTTGGAACAGGAACCTATGGGCCGTTAGGTGGGCGTGGCGGTGAAGGCATAGTCATTTTTCAGTACATACCGTAAGGAGATTTAAGTGAAATATAATATTTTAGATGCCGAAGGCGGCAACGTAATTAACACGATCATTGCTGATGCTGAGTTTGTCGAAGCTAACTTTGACCACTATGAGGTGTATGTAGCGCCTACTCCATCAGCGCCTTCAGCAGAAGACTCTGGGCGTATGTGGCGTGACATGGAGCTACACTCCACAGATCAAGCAGCACGAATCTCAGACTGGCCTAACCGAGATAACATCTTAACGTATCGTCAGGCACTACGGGATTGGCCTAGCACTTCAGACTTTCCAGATACTCGACCAACACTGGGATCATAACGATGGACTTCTTGATTAACGTATTTCATGGCGTGACCTTTGCCATAGCATTGTCAGCAGTGCTCTGCGCTACAACGTCCCCGCCAAACAACGAATGGGCGCAGAAAGCATATCGTATTATGAATATCATCGCTTTCAACGTCTGGAAGTCTGA